AGATGTGTTGTTCATGTCTAACTCAGGACTCCGCAGCTTTGGCAGAACGATTCAAGAGAAGTCACTGCCTCTGTCTGACCTGAGTCTAAACGTAAAGACTGAAATTATTAGTCTGGTAGAAAACAGAACACTACCTACGGCTTCTGTGTACAGTCCTGAAAACTCTTTTTACCTTATATGCTTTCCAGATCAATCGACAGTGTACTGCTTTGATCTTAAGGGTAAGCTGGAGAACGGAGCGTACAGGGTCACACGGTGGACTTCTGTACCTCACAAGTGCTTTGAAAGAAACGTAGATGGTACAATGTACATTGGTACATCTGATGGCGTGGGTACTTATTCAGGCTACTCAGACAACACATCTGCGTACCGCTTTAGGTACTACAGCCCCGGCTTGACCTTTGGTGATCCATCAAAGATTAAGCTACTAAAGAAACTGCGACCCACTCTGGTTGGCGCTAGTGGCGCTACCGTGTTTATGAAGTGGGCGTATGACTTAGAAACTGATTTTAAGACTTACGAATTTACCGTAGGAAACCAAATACCAGCTTATTTTAATGTTGATGAGTTTGGCATCGGTGAGTTCACAGGTGGAGAACTAACGACAAGAAACCCTGTGCAAGCTACAGGCAACGGAAGCATTATTACCATAGGGCTAGAAGCTGAAATTAATGGGTCTGCCCTGTCTCTCCAAGAAATCAACGTATTAGCATTAATGGGTAAAACAGTATGAGCAATTATACAAAGTCAACAAACTTTACCGCTAAGGACAGTTTACCTTCTGGAGATAGTGGCAAAATTATTCGTGGTAGTGAGTTTGATACTGAGTTCGACGCGATTGCAACAGCAGTTACATCAAAAGCTGACTTAGCATCTCCTACTTTTACAGGAACTGTGACGATCCCTGCACTAAACTTTACGGGAACTCTGTCAACAGGAACGATTGATGGAGGTACTTACTAATGGAAGAATTTTTAGGTGGTCTTTTAGGCCCACTATTAGGAGTTGGAACGGCTGTTGGTGGCACTGCTCTAACAAAGAGTGCGTATGATCGTTTAGGAGACATTGGCACTCAAGCTAAAACCGAAGCTGAAACTTTAGCTAGTCAGATACTACCTATGGCTCAGTTCCGTCCGTTTACTGTAACATCAGCAACGGGTGGACAGTTTGGTGTTACTCCTCAAGTAGACGCACAAGGAAACGTCATAGGCACTCAGGCTTCTTTAGGTGTTTCTCCTCAAGAGCAAGCACTGCAAGGACTGTTGATGGGACAAGCGCAACAGGCTCTTGGAGGTTCTGTATACGGGCAGCCCATGATTAGTCAAGCTACGGAACAAGCGTTTGGCTTAGGTGGTCAGTTTATGGGGGCGGCAGAAGCACAACCAGCGGACGTTCAGGCTTTACGACAGCAATATGGTGGTTTAGCAGGTCAAGCAGCTATGGATGTACTAACGCCTACAGCGGCTCGTGAAGCTGATGTGTACCAACGTATTAGAGATACACAGCGTCCTGAAGAAGAGCGTCAGAGACTGGCGCTTGAGGAACGTCTAGCACAACAAGGCCGCTTGGGTGTACGTACAGCTATGTTTGGTGGTACTCCAGAACAGCTTGCGTTGTCTAAGGCGCAAGAAGAAGCGCAAGACAGAGCATCTCTAGCGGCTATGCAACAAGCTCAGTCAGAACGTCAACAGGCTTTAGGCACTGCACAGACTCTCGGTGGTATGTTTGGTCAGCAGGCAACTTTAGGCAGTGCTTTGCAGGCACAACAGGCAGGCTTGGGCGCACAGTACGCAGGACTAGGATCAGCGTTGGCAGCACAGCGGCAAGCTCTCGGAGCAGCACAGCAACAACAGGGACTAGCGGCTCTGGGTGCTGCTTATGTACCGCAAGCACAGATGCTTAATGTACAGCAGGCTGCTCAGTTGTATCCGCAGTTGCAACAGCAGGCTCAGTTGTTCGGTACTGGTCAGTTCGGTGAGACTAGAATGACAGGTATTGAGGCTCAGTTGATTGCAGAGCAGGCACGAGCTAACTTGCTTGGTGGTCTTGGTACAGGATTGCTTGGTGGTTTGTTTAATCCTATTGGTAATGTTGAAGACGGTGTTACCACTGGTTTAATAGAAATTATTAAAGGCTTTGGTGGAGACTAATAATGGCTAGATTTTCACAGACGTTCTTACAAGGACTACTTCAGCCTACGTATCAGCAAGGGCTGTTTGAAGCTGCTCGTGGTGTAGGGCAAATGCCGGGTATTAGGGCGGCTGAACAAAAAAGGCTAGACAAAAAAGCTAAAGAGGGTGAGCTACTAGACAAGATGATTACAACGTCTAGTCAGGGAATTGCTGGTGCGCAACAAGGCGATGTAGCTGCTGTTACACAACAGATTCAATCGTTGCAACAGTTAATGGCTGGCCCTGATGTGACTCCAGATCAAAAAAGAGAGATTGCTAGTCAGATTCAGCAACTTCAAAAACTAATTCCGGGCGCTCAACAGACAGCTATTACTAATAAAGCACAAGCTATTGTACGTGCTGAAGAAGCTTTAGAAGACCCTACTTTAGATACTACTGCAAGGAAAGCTTTGGAGCAAAGAATTGCAGAAATGAAAAAAGATCCTGACGCTTTTGAGCAGTATAACGAGTACAGAATAAATAGATGGCGAACGGATAAAGCTCAACAAGAAATGGAAAGCGAAGCGTGGTTGCAATCTAATAATAGTGCTATTGTAAAGGCTATTCAAGATTCTGATTTGGATAAGCTAGACGCTTTAGGAGCAGAAGCAGCCGAGCAAAACTCTTATGATGCGTTTCAACAGTTTGTAACTACAACAACTCAAAACGTAAAGACTCGTGACTACCTTGAGGCGCGTAGTATTGAAAGAACTAATAAGCCTAACTTAAATTATCAAGATGCTATTGATAAGTTGCCTGAAGATTTGAGAGCAACTGTTCAGGCTAGGTTTGATGCGTATCAACAAGTTGCAGATGAGGGGTGGAACGAAAAAACAGGAACTTGGAATGAGGGTTTAAGAGTTAGAGCAAAAACTTTAGAAACTCAACTGCAAGATTCTCTTTACCGTATGCAGGATACGGCTGCTATTTCTGACTTTAGAGCAACTAATGCGTCACGTTTGGCTAAAGAAGAAACAATACAACAACTTGAGCTTCAGCTTGAAGAGCCTATAAAAGATATAGATATTACTAGGCGTCTTAGTCTTATTGCCAAAGATCCTGAAAAGCCAACAACAGAAGAAAAACTAATTGCTGAAGAACAGCTACGAAGAGAGCAACGAAATACAGTTATTAATAGTATTAGAGTTATTGATTCTGACTACGCTGAAGAAAAATACGGAACAAAAGACGATCAAGACAAAGCTCCTCCTGAAGCTATTGAGGCGTTAAAAAATAATCCTAGTTTAGCTTCTGATTTTTTGGCAAAGTATGGTTACTTGCCTGAAGGTATTAAGGCTACGTCAAAAGAAGATGGTGCTTTTGGTGGACAATATATGTCGTCTGAACATTTAAGACCTGAGCAATCCTACTTAGAAAGAGTTAGAAGTAAGATAAGTCCAATGGGTACATACACAAATGGCTGAAAATTATTTCGATCAGTTTGATGAGTCAACGACTACGAATTATTTCGATCAGTTTGATGAGGGTGATTCTAAAGAAAGTCGGTTTTTAGGGCTTGTTCAACCTGAATACAGTGCTGTAAGATCAGGGGCTGTAGACTTTATTGAATCAGCAATAGGCGCTGGCGATGAGCTTGATGCTGTTGTTCGTTTAATGTCTGGAACAGCACAGACTTGGGACGAGGCTATTACTGCATCTCGTGGAGAGCTCCGCGCTTTTCAAGAAGACAATCCTACAGCTTCTAATATTTTGTCTGTTGCTGGATTAGCTAGTGGTTTGTTTATACCCGGAGCAGGTGTCGCTAAGATTGCACAGTCAGGCAGTAAGCTGTCTCGTGCCGCTAAAGTTGGTGGTATAGGTGCGGCAGAGGGCGCTGTGTACGGCTTTTTAGCAGGTGAAGGAGAAGATCGTGCTACTAGTGCAGTAATGGGTGCTGGTCTTGGAGGCGTTATTGGAGGAGCCGCTGGCGGTTTGCTGACTAAAAGCGCAGACGAAATACAAGAAGCAACCAAGAAGCTAGATGCTGAAACATGGACAGGGAAGGGAAGTCACATAGGTGGGTCAGAAGGTTTTGTTAATGTAGGTAGAGCAAAAGAAGCTAGAAAAATTGGAAAAGATTTTGATACTAGTTTGGCGGGTAGAAAAGTAGATGACATAACCGATGACGCTCCTATCACTGCACACCCCAAAGCACCTAGTAATGTTTTTGGTAACGTGTTCTTAACTACAAAAGAATGGATTGCTAAGAATGTAGGTCAACGTGCAGCAAAGCTTGCGGAAGACGCAGAAACTTTGGCTAGGCACGATCAGCGAGAGATAGAAGAGGTATTTGATACTACTCTGAAGTCAGCCGCAGATGTGTTTGAAAATAGTAGAGCGTTAAAGTCTGTAGCTTTGCGTATGAACAAGGCTATTAAAAAAGACAGACGGACTACGTGGAGTGACTTAACTGCTGCTGCAAAGACAAATCAAGAAAAGCAAGCTGTAAAACTTTTGCAGGAACAGATGACGGTTCTTTCTGGACTAGACTTTGTTAAAATTTCTAAAGGAGATTATATACCTGCTAAGGCTCTTGAGGCAATCCAAGGAAGTAAAAAGAAAGTTATTGGAAACCCTGACCAATACCATAATCCTTTGTTAGCGGTTAAAGAAATGGCAGAAGATATTTCTACTGCTCGTGCTTTGATTGCTAGATTTGATGTTGATGTTACTAAGATTCGTCAACCTAAAATTGGAAAAGGAGAGAGCCGCCTAGATGTTGTGATTGATGCAATAGAAAAACAAGCTAAAAGAGAAGGGGCGAGTGAGGATGTTGCTGCTAACTTAGCTAACGGACTGCGCTCTCAGTTCATTGCTTCAAAAGCAGGAGGCAATGTGGCTGGTGCTGTTCTTAGAAGGACAGTTTCAGGTACTCTTTTAGGTAATCCTCTTAACGCTTTGCTTAACGTAGCTGAAGGTATCACCGCACCTATTTACCAGAATGGTGTTAAGGCGTGGGCGGCTACTATCCCGAAAGGAATTTTGTCTACCTTTAACCAGACATTCGGTATAAAAAATCCTAATTGGTTGTCTAATAGACAGATTGGTTTAGACAAAGAGTTTATGGGAGAACTAGCTAACGCAGGTGAAAAAGCGTTTAGAGAAGCTGCCGAAGGTCAACGGTTTGTTTGGAACAGAGGTGTTGTACGGGGGCTAGATACCCTTAGTAAAGGTTTGTACAAATTATCTGGTGTTTCTACAGTTAACCGTATGGGTCAGGAGATGCTGACTAACAGTGCGATTAGACGCGGTATTGATCTCGCAAAGAAAGGTGACTTGGATAAGCTACGCAAACATGATGGAATGAGGGGGCTTACTGAGTCTGAGTTTCAAGCTACTGTTAACGCTCTAAAGAACGAACAGTACAGTAACCCTTGGGTGCTAAACTTTGCTGGTTCTTCATTGAACAAGTGGCAACCTGTTAGTGCTAGTGCTATGCCTAAAGCGTTTCATGACAACCCTAACGGACGTATGGCGTACAGTATGTTGAGCTATATGAACAAACAGATGAATAGTATACGTACTGACATTGGTTTGAACATTGCAAAAGCGCAACGTCTAGGATTAAACACAAAGGAGGGTGCTGAAGCTGCACGAACAGCTATGCTTAACTCTGCAAAGTATGCGGCTTTATTTGGTGTGTTTGCAGGTGTATGGGACGATGGAAGAAAGGCACTTGACTTGTCTAAAAATAAAGACCTTGAAGACTTGCTTACTCCTGAAGGAATATCTAAAGCATTGTTAAATCAGTTAGCTTCTAATATGTCTTCTGGTATTGTAAATATTAGGTCTGAAGAATATGGCGGTAAGCCTGTTGAATTAAAACCAGCACCGATAGCTGCAGCAGCGGGTGTTCTAAGTGGTGCTGCTCAAACAGGACAGCGTTTGCTAACAGGTGAAGATGAGCCACTAACTCCCCTACTCAGAGCAGGTCAGACTTACGTACCCGGAGTTGCAAACATTGATAGAGTTTTACGCGCGGCTACTGGAGAGCGTCTGTTTGAACAACTAGGACTTGTAGATTAAGGAAGAATAAAATGAGCGACGATAAACACACAGTATCCTATACATCTATCGACTATCACAGTATGTGTGAGCGTTCTAAAGAGCGCATCAAGAAGATGCAGAAGGAAGGAATACCTACATCCCATGACCCGAAAGACAAGCCAGAGGATGTAGGCAGTAATGACAGAGGTTACTCTATCTTCTTTATGTCATAACGCACCTGCGTTGCTATAGCTCGCAGTTGTTACCTGTACAGGCCAGTTGTTGTGATCCTTCGGTCATATCGCTGGCCTCTTCTATATCCCACGATATTTCTTTCGGAAAGTCCTTAGCTAACTGGTTGTATGTTTTCTTATCAACAGGTTCATACGGTGCTTGTTGGTACGTGTGGTCTGAGTAGGGCAGGAAACTGATACCTGACACCTTATCAAACTTGTTGTACAACCATTGTCCTACCTCCAAGAACTCCTCATCACGGTAGTAGCAGGTCATAGATGGTTTATGCTCACACCAGTAGTCCTGATATATCTCCCACAGATCTAACTGCTCCATAGCACCCATCTCTGAGGCCGTCACAGCGCCGTCAGGAGACGCAATAGGAAAGGAGAATACCTTAGTACTAGGGGACATTAGATCGTCCTCCACAGGGACACCAGCGTCCTCTAAGACAGAGCAAAGCGGGTCACGGCTATCTGCACGAACTCGTCGAATATACTGATTGCTATACCGAGGATGGATGCCACTAGCAGAATCGACCAACTGACTAACAGTACCGCTAGGCTTAACCGCAGTGATCGCTGCAGAAGGGTT